CAGCATCCGCCACCGGCGAGAGTGGCGCAGCATCCGCCACCGGCTGGAGTGGCGCAGCATCCGCCACCGGCGAGAGTGGCGCAGCATCCGCCACCGGCTGGAGTGGCGCAGCATCCGCCACCGGCAAATACTGTGTGGCTATGACAACCGGATTTTTTGGCCGCGTTATGGGCGATATCGGCAACGCTATTGTCTGCGTAGAGCGTAGTGATAATGGAGATATCGCCGCCATCCTTTCTGGCATCGTGGATGGTGAAACGCTGAAACCCGGCGTGTGGTACACCGTTAAGAACGGCCAATGGGTGGAGGTACAGGGATGAACCGATTGAAGGAGAGGCGGCTGGAGCTGGGTCTGACGCAGGAGGCGGTCAGCGGCATTCTGAAGCTGGCAGACCCGCGGATGGACGTGAGCATGGTAAGCCGTTTTGAAAACGGCGTGTGCCTGCCCACGGAGGAAGTCACGGAGGCGCTGGAGGCGGCGCTGCGGGCCAGCAGGGCGTATCTGTTCGGCGAGGACGAGAAAGCGGAGATGCCCATGCGTACGGCGGAGACAGAGCGGATTGCCGGTCTGATCCCCAAGGGGCGCAGGAACGCCATCAGCCGGGAAGACCTGGCGGCGGCGCTGCACACCACCGACCGGAAGATGCGAAAGGCCGTGGCCGAGGCAAAGAAGCAGGGCGTGATGATCTGCAACGACGGGGACGGGTACTACCAGAGCGACGAGCTGAGCGATTTGTGGCGGCAATACAGGCGGGAGACGGCGCGGGCTATGTCTATCCTCAAGGCGCGGAAGCCTATGCGGGAAGTGCTGAAAGCGGCTGGGAGGCCGGTATGATGCGAGTTAAAAAGAAAAGGTGGGAGCGCATAGACACCGGCGTTTTGTACATCTGCGATGATTGTGGTGCGGAGTTTGAAGACCCGGCCATGTGTACCTACAAACATTCCCCGGATGGCGAGTTCGGTGAGGAAATGACAGAATACCAATGCCCGTATTGCGGCAGTGCGTATGTGGGAAAGGCGGAAGAATAATGCTGAAATCTTTTGACGAGTTAATACAGGTGGATGTAAAGCCGTTTTGCGATTTGCGTGACGCAAAGGACGAGAAAGGTAATGTTATCAAGGTCCCTTATTTGAGTTGGGCAAAGTGCGCCAAGTTGCTCCACGAAAACGGAGCATCCAGCGTGTGGTATGCTCCTCGGAGGTGCCCGGAAACGAATACATACCTGTGGCCGCAGGCCAAAATTACTACCAGTAAAGGAAGAACTACAGAATGCTGGTTTGTGTCTGTTGAAATCCACATTGACGATTTGGAGTTTTCCTACGACATGCCCCTCTTGAACGGATCTCTTGTGGTATATGAGGACACGCTGAACCAACTCCGCATAAACAACGCGCTTGCGAGAGCTTTCGTTAAGGGTGTTGCCGTGCGTACCGGCCTTGGGTTTGACCTTTGGGCAGAAGGTGACGGAGACGATGGTGAGGACGATTTGAGCCGTCACAGTATCTTTGCCATAAAGGAGAGACTTGAAAGGCTAATCACCATGAAAGAACGAAACGGGCTTGACCACAGCGACCTGCTTCGGGGACTTGGGATCAACGAAAAACAGCTTGTGCAGTTGATGGGCTATTTTGCAAAGCTGGACGCGCTTGAAAAGGCTGTGAGTAAGCTATGATACGAAACCACGACAGAAGCGGGTGGTTTGGCGCAAGCGACACCGCCACCATCATGGGGAACTGGAATACAGATACGTTTCGAAGATGGTGGCTGGTGAAGCTGGGGGTCAGGAAGGATAGGTTTATTACGCCGGCAATGCAGTGTGGCACGGCTTACGAGCACAAGATACTTGATGCGCTGCGTGTAAAGACACGAGACAGGCAGATACGCATTCGTTCGCTACGTTTGCGCGTGAACTATGACGGGGAAAGCAGACAACTCATTACCGAAGTGAAAACGCATAGCAAACCTTTATTCAAGGTTACGAAAGCGTATTGGCAGCAGTGCCAGGTGGAGATGTTTGCCAGCGGATGCGGATTGTTCCGAAAGAGAAAGTTTTGCAGGATCGTGGCATACCGCGTTACAGAAGACGAATTGTTTAATTTTTTCCTGCCAATAGACGAAAACAGGTTGACACAGCACAAGGTTGATTATGACGCGGAGTGGGTCGAGGGGTGTTACCTACCTCGCCTTAGGTATTTGGCAAAATGCCTACGAACAGGACATTGGCCGCAGGAGGAAGAATTATGCAGCAGGTGACAGTCGATGGCGCACGGTGGCAGCAGGACAGTGATGGCGCGTGGCTGGCGCTGCGTGTGAAGTCGCCGCAGACCGCTATGGACGTGTGCGACGCCATGAAGCCCGGCAAGGAGTACAACGTGACCATCAAGGGCAAAGGCCGAAGCTTGGATGCCAACGCCTATTGCTGGGTACTACTGGACAGGCTGGCGGCACACTATGGCATCTCCAAGCAGGAGGTGTACCGGCAGGAGATACGGAACATCGGAGGCGTGAGCGAGGTGCTGTGCCTGCGGGAAAAGGCGGCGGAGCCGTTTTGCAGGGCATGGGAGAGGAACGGGATCGGATGGATGGCAGAGACGTTCCCCAGCAAGCTAAAGGGCTGCGTGACCGTAACAGTATGGTACGGCAGCAGCACCTACGACACGGAGCAGATGTCGCGGCTGATAGATGCCGTCGTGGAGGATTGTAAGGCGGTAGGTATTGAGACGCTGACGCCGGCAGAGCTGGACGCGCTGGTGAGCCGGTGGGGAGAGGTGAGCGCATGAACAAGCTGCACATACAGCCCTGCTGGACGTGCAAGAAGTGCTACGGCGATTGCAGCTGGTCGAGGAAAGGCCCGGAGCCGGTGCCAGGATGGGACGCTACGCCTACGGTGAAGAAAAAAGGAGGCCGCAAGGCGGGTATCATGCGCAGCTACGCCATTCACAGCTGCCCGGAATACGAGTGGGACGGGACGGAGGAAGCGCATGGAGAGTAAGAGATGCTTTTTGTGCGGGGCGACCGGCGGGGCGGATCCGCTGGATCGCCACCACATATTCCCCGGCACGGCAAACCGGAAGAAAAGCGAGAAGTACGGTCTTGTGGTGTATCTGTGCCATAACCGGTGCCACATCTTCGGCAGGCGTGCCGTACACAACAACGCAACGACTATGAAGCAGCTTCAGCGGTACGGACAGCTAAAGGCCATGCAGGAACAGGGCTGGACGGAAGGGGACTTCCGAAGAGAATTTGGAAAAAGTTACTTATAAGGAGATTTGATATGCTGAACAAGATTTTTGTCATGGGTAGATTGACACGGGATCCCGAGCTGCGGCGCACCAATAACGGTACCGCCGTTGCCAGCTTTGCACTGGCGGTAGACCGGGACTTTAAGAACGCAGACGGGACCAAGGACACGGACTTCATCGACATTGTGGCGTGGCGCGGTACGGCGGAGTTTGCTTCCAAGTATTTCGCTAAAGGCCGCATGGCGGTGGTGGAGGGCCGTCTGCAGATGCGTGACTGGCAGGACAAGAACGGCAACAACCGCAGAAGCGCCGAGATCGTGGCGGACAATATGTATTTTGGCGACAGCCGGAAGGACACGGACGCGAAGGTCACGTTTCCTCGGACGGGCGGCAATAGCCAGTCCGTGGAGATGGACGAGGACGACATGTCAGATTTGCCTTTCTAAGGGGGTGACGTGAATGGGCAAGATGCAGGAGGAGTGAGAGGCGGTGCATAGTGGCTCTTGAGTACATTCCCTTTTATTACAGTTATCGCAAGAAATTAGAGAAACTTTCAGATCAAGAGGTAGGTCGGCTTGTACGGGCTTTGCTGGAATATGGCGAGACCGGAGAGACGGAGGAACTTACGGGACGGGAGTCGATCGCATTTGATTTCATTGCGGACGATATAAACAGGGCGAAAGCAGCGTATGACGAGCGATGCGCAAAGAACCAACGCAACATAGAAAAACGATATGCACGTCAGGATGGTACGACCGTATACGATGGTATACGAACGAATACGACCGTATACGAAACGTACCAAACCAAAGACAAAACCAAAACCAAAGACAAAACCAAAGATATATCACTCCCACCTAACGGTGTGAGTGATACACGCGGGGCGCGCTTCACACCGCCATCCGTTGATGATGTGTCCGCCTATGTGCAGGCGCAGGGGTATCACGTCAACGCAGAGCGCTTTGTAGCCTTTTACGAGCAAAAGGGCTGGATGGTTGGGAAAAACCACATGAAGGACTGGAAAGCCGCCGTGCGGAGCTGGGAGACCAGGTGGAAGGACGAGCACCGACCGCAGGAAAAGGGCAGCGGCAACGTGTTTCTGGAGATGCTGGAGGATAGGCTATGACAAGGGACGAAACGCTGAAGATCATGGCGGTGCTGAAAGCCACGTACCCAAACTTCTACAAGGACATGACGCGCAGGGACGCCGAGGGCGTTGTAGCACTGTGGACGGATATGTTTTCCGAGGACAGCTACAACGCTGTGGCGGCGGCTGTAAAGGCGTTTATCGCGTCTGACAGCAAGGGGTTCCCCCCGGTGGTGGGACAGGTGAAACAGCGCGTCACGGAACTTGCAAGCACAAAGGCGTTGCCCGGTAATGTGAGCCGTGGCAGCGAGAAGGAGGCGGCGTGGATGGGGCGGTATATCAACGTTGACCACGGCGGGCTGGGGCGTATCTCCCGGTACGCACGAGAACACGGCATAACGTGGGATGAGGCGAGGGCGGTACTGCATGGATAACGGCATCTGGAAGATCGCCACGGCGAAGTTGTGCGGCCAGTGCATCCGGGACATGGAGGACGAGTACATCTTCGCCCCCATGTGGCGGCGGACGCTGGGCGGCACGTGCGAACGGTGCGGAGATATGCGCATCGTCCATGAGGTGCAATACACGATGAACAAACGAGGGCTGGAGAAAAGAGGACTGGAGAATGGGCTTGAAAAGTGACGATCTGGCGCGGCTTAGTCCTGCGGCGCAAAAGCAGGTCATGGAGAAGATGCGGAAACCGGGGAAGTACAAGGCGCAGAAGACCAAGCGCGGGAAGCTGACCTTTGACAGCAAGAAGGAGGCGGAGCGCTACGACGCGCTGATGCTGCTGAAAAAGGCCGGGGAGATACGGGGGCTGAAATTGCAGGTGCGGTACTGCTTGCAAGAGGCGTACACGACGTTTGAGGGCGACCGGGTGAAAAGTATCGACTACATCGCGGACTTCGTGTACGAGCGCCGGACGGCTCCTGACAGCTACGGCCAGCGGTATTGGTTGCCGGTGGTGGAGGACGTAAAGGGGATGCGTACCCGCGAGTATGCCATGAAAGCAAAGCTGTTCCGCAGTAGGTACGGGTTTACCATACGGGAGGTGTGACGTGGAGCGCACAAATCAGCCGCTGACGAATGAAGCGGCAAGGAAACTGATGGCGCTGGACGTGCAGGACAAGGAGATACTGACCTACGAAAAGCTGGACGAGTGGTACACCGCATGGGGCGGACAGTGCTACGTCAGCTTCTCCGGCGGAAAGGACAGCACGGTGCTGGCGTATCTGGCTGCGCGGTACCTGTCGAGCTTCAGGACACCGCCGTGGGAGCTGAACTCGGTGTTTGTGAACACTGGGCTGGAGTACCCGGAGATACAGAAGTTCGTCAATGAGTACGCCGACTGGCTGCGGAGGGAGTTTCCCCGCGTGACCGTAAACCTTCACCGTCTACGCCCGAAGATGAACATTCGACAAGTGGTGACGAAGTACGGGTATAGCGTCATAGGAAAAGATGTGGCGCACCGGATAGAAACCGCGCGGCGATCACCGGAGAGCCGCAGTATGAAGCTATTGCGTGGGGAAGTCTTACGCATTGATGGGGTAAAGAGTATGTACAACTGTGAAAAGTGGGAGTATTTGCTTTCGGCTCCATTTCTCATATCAGACAAATGCTGTGGAATTATGAAAAAGTCCCCGGCAAAGAGCTATGAGCACCGAGCGGCTGTCAAACCCACGACGGCAACAATGGCGGAGGAAAGTATTTTGCGGATGCAAAAATGGCGCGAAACTGGCTGCAACGCCTTTGAAGGAAAGCGTCCCTTATCTAAGCCCATGAGTTTCTGGACGGAGCAGGATGTGCTTCGCTTCATCGTAGACCACCAGCTGCCCTACGCCAGCGTGTACGGCGACATCGTAGCCAGCGACGGCGAGAACGACTACGGCGCGACGCTGATCGACTGCAAGCTGCACTGCACGGGATGCCAGAGGACGGGCTGTATGTTTTGCGCGTTCGGGGCGCACCTCGAAAAGGGCATCAACCGCTTTGAACGCATGAAACTGACGCACCCGAAGCACTACCAGTTCTGCATCGGCGGCGGGGCGTTTGATACGGACGGACTGTGGAAGCCCACAAAAGACGGCTTGGGCTATGCGCGGGTGCTGGACTACATAGGAGTGAGGTATTGACATGGGCAAGCAGCATTTGAGCAGGGATGACCGCATCTTTATGCGTGGCAAGCTGCAAGGCACCCGGGAGAACATGGACATGGTGGCAATGGTGCTGATGGACAAATGCGGCTGGCACGTCTTAGAGGAGACATCGGATAGCCGGGACACCCACAGCATCGCGTATCTGTACGAGTGCCTGGAGAAGCTGGCGGAGGAGATAAACGAGGGCCGCATCGAGCGGAAGCACATCAAGGACGTGCTGAAGGACGAGTGCGGCGTGGTGTTTGGAGATTAGGAGGTGATTTAGGTGAAACATTTAGGCGATATTACGAAAATAAATGGGGCAGAGATTGAACCCGTTTGGTGTATTACAGGTGGTTCACCTTGTTAGACAGGATCTATCCATCGCCGGGAAACGCGCCGGTTTGGCGGGAGCGCGAAGCGGCCTGTTTATGGAGCAGGTACGCATCGTAAAAGAAATGAGGGAGGCGGACAAAAGGAATGGACGGACAGGTGACATGGTTAGACCTCGGTTTCTCGTTTGGGAGAACGTGGTCGGAGCCTTTAGCAGCAACAAAGGAAAAGACTTCGCAGCCGTGCTCGAAGAGATCATCAAAATCGTCGAGCCGGAAGCCCCCAGTATTGAAGTGCCTGAAAAGGGTTGGCCTACCTGGGGAGGGTATCACGATGAAGTGGGAGGACGATGGAGCGTGGTGTGGCGAACTCACGACGCGCAACACTGGGGAGTGCCCCAACGCCGTCGTCGTATCTCGGTTGTCGCAGATTTTGGAGGAGACACCGCATCCGAAATACAATTTGACGGCGAAAGCGTGTCAGGGCATCTTGAGAAGAGCGGCGCGGCGGGGGAAGAAACTGCCGGAGATTTTGGAGCGGGTGCTGATTGCACAATCTCGGTCCACTTGACGCAAGACCCGATTACAAGCAAAGAAAAGGCAATGTGCATTTCGGCTGGCAGCGGCAGGGGGCAAGCATCATGCGGAGTGATCTGCATGGCGACGCAGCAGGGCGGTGCAGAGATCCGCACAGACGACAGAGCACCTACGCTGACCGCTGCGGCGGATATGAGCGGGAACAACCAGCCAGTAGTGTGCGCTGGGTTTAAGCTGGGCAACAGTGAACAGGCGAGGAGCATCGGCTATCAAGAGGAACTGTCCCCTACACTGAACGCTGAGTGCGGCGGGAATAAACCAGCTGTGGTGGCTCCGGTGGTGGCACTGGACATGACACACGCCTGTGATGTCATCCGCGAGTGCGGAGAGAAGGTACCGGCATTGCAAGCGCGAATGAGAACAGGTGGAAACCAAGTGCCGCTTACATATCAGATGAACGGGTTTGGAGATTATCGTGATGCCAATGTTGCAAGCAGCTGCAAACAACGCGACTTTAAGGACAGCACAGACCTTGCCATCACAAACATGGTCGTGCGCAGATTGACACCGTTGGAATGTACCCGCTTGCAGGGATACCCGGACGGATGGGTGGACATTGGCGACTGGACGGATGAGAAGGGCAAGAAACACAAGGACGCGGACAGCCCGAAGTACAAGGCGCTTGGCAACTCCATCGCCCTGCCCTTCTGGGACTGGATGCTGCGGCGCATGGCGCGGTATCTGCCGGAGGACGCGACGCTGGGGAGTTTATTTGATGGCATCGCAGGTTTCCCGCTGATCTGGGAACGGATACACGGGAAAGGCACGGCGCGGTGGGCAAGCGAGATCGAGCAGTTTCCTATCGCCGTAACGAAAAAGCATTTTTCGGAGGAGGAATGACATGACAAGAGATGAGATCGTGACCGCGCTGCGGTGCTGTGGGAACTGCGATGTTAACGAGTGCAAGCCGTGTCCGCTGCGTGCTAACGCAGAGTGCCAAATTAGACTAACACACACCGCCGCTGACCTGATCGAGAACCAGCAGCGGCATATCGAGGCACTGATGAAAGCCAACGACAGCCTGAAGAACGCCATTGCGCGGCGGGATAAGCAGATAGAGGACATGAAGCAGGGCATGGCACAGCTGGCAAAGGCTGTGGCGGTGAAGGAGGAGCAGAGTGAACTGCACGCCATGAACAACGAGCTATGCCAATACTGCGGGAAGTACAAACACGCACACGAGGGCGCCTGTTACGGGTGCAGATGGAGGGATATGTGATGAACAACAATTCTAACGCACTGGGCGGTCTTGGTGGAACGCTGCTGCAAATCGCATTTATTGTACTGAAGCTATGCGGTGTTATCAACTGGTCGTGGCTGTGGGTGCTGTCACCCATGTGGATCGGATTTGCGCTGTGGCTGCTGGCTGTGGTGATTTTTTCCATCGTAAAAGCGAAGGAATGGAGGGATGATGAATGAGCCGTTTTACTGAAACTGCTGTGGGAAGCACGGGATATGTGGCCGCGCAGAGTTATGCACCGCCGAAGGGGAACACGGTGGAGACCAGCGGATATAGCTCCGCAGACATTTGCGGATACCGCCTGCCATGTGGACTGTGCCTGATGATGGAAAAGCCGTGCCCCATGCAGCGGGTGACACACAACGAAGTGACTTGCTCAAACACGGAGAAGAAGTAAATGGACGCTGTGAAGTTTTTGCAGGAAAGAGCAAGAATGTGTAATTCGTTTTCGCCTGATTGCGAAGGATGCCGCGTGGATGAAGAAAAACCGGTGATGAGCGAATGCTATCAGTGGATGTTTGAAAACCTCGAAAGAGCCGTCAAGATCGTTGAGGAATGGTCTGCCGCGCACCCGCGCAAGACGCGGCAGACCACGCTTTTGGAGCAGTATCCGGAGGCGGAAATTGACAGCCGCGGGTGCTTGATGCTATGCCCAAAGCGCATTTCCGCGGATTACCAGAAAAGATACAGGAACTGTACAAGCCGGCTGTGCTCTGACTGCCGTAAAGAATTTTGGGGTCAGGAGGTGGAGTGATGGAACGACTGACGGAATATGAAAGCATTGCAGGACACGCGCACGCAATACCCATCGTAAGCGACATGGATGTCATTATGATGCGCCTTGCTGCCTGCGAGAACACGGAGCTGACGCCGGAGGAGGTGTTTGCGCTGCTTAAAGACTGGATCCGCCTTTGCACGACCATCAGAGAGTGCGGCGGCATAGACCGCCTGCGCGAGCTGGCCGAGGCCGACAAGGACGGGCGGCTGGTGGCGCCGCCTTGCAAGGTGGGCGATATGCTTTACGAAGTAACGGGCAGAAAAACAATCAGTGTGTATAAAGTTAGATCCATCCGCGTGGAATTGTTCGGCTTGTTTATCGAGTGGGACATTGTAGAAGGGTTTGTTTGGCAATCTCTGTCAGGTATAAACGCCGAGGAAATCGGCAAGACCGTATTCCTGACCCGCGAGGAGGCAGAAAAAGCATTGGAGGCGATGAAGGATGTTTGAGTTGAAACCTTGCCCGTTCTGCGGAGGTACAAAACTCAAGGTCGAGCGAAAGTCTCGTCTCGCGGGCTGGAATGGGCTTGATATGCGCGTAGAAATGCACACCTACTCTGTCCGATGCAACACCTGCCACGCGCGTGGCGGCGCTGTTGGTGGTCGCGTTATGAATGACCCGTGGACACGATGCGCTCAGCTTCCCGACTGGGCTACGACGGACAAAGCTCTGGAAGCAAAAGCAACCGAGGCATGGAACAGGAGGGCTGACAATGGCTGAATACATCGACAGGGAAGCGTTTAAGAAAAGCGTTGAGGAGCGTTATTGCAAGCCGTGCAAGGCAGAGGGAAAAGACCACAACGGATGCTGGTGTCGTGCCTGTTGGGTTGACGATATGCTCGATGAGGTAGAGTGTTTTCAGCCCTCTGATGTTGCCCCGGTGGTGCATGGGCGGTGGAATGTTATTGAAGGGCGCAGGCTTGATAACGCCATATGCTCTAACTGCGGTAGGCGTTTTCAGGCATATTATGAAGCTTATAGTTTCTGACCCAACTGTGGTGCGAAAATGGACGGAGGTGACAACGATGCGGCTGATTGACGCTGACAAACTGGAACGGCAAGAATTTGATGGGGAGGAGGCCTGTTTTGACTATGTAGATGCAGAGGACATAGACAACGCGCCGACGGTGGATGCGGTAGAGGTGGTGCGGTGTAAGGACTGCTATCAATCAGTGGTGATCGGAAATGTCCTGCACTGCACCTATTGGAGGAAAAACACAGATGAAAACGGCTATTGCCACGAGGGAGGATAAGCCAATGGCTAAATACATTCGTGCCGTAGAAGCGGCAGAAAAAGTCGCGGAAACCTTTAAAGTACAAATGGCAGACCTTGTGGACATTTTCGCGGAAATCCCCGCCGCTGATGTTGCTCCGGTGGTGTACGGACAATGGATACGACCGCACTGGAAGAACAATAATTATTGCTGTGACTGTTCGGAGTGCGGCGGGGAGGCGATGCACAGAGACTATCAGTGGTATAAAAATGGCGTATATCCTATCTGCCCCAATTGTGGCGCGAAGATGGACGGAGGTACTGATGATGCAGCTGACGGAAATGTTTAATATTTGCGAAACCTGTGTGTACGCGCCTTGCATTTGCGGTAACGAACCGGAAAACTGTATCGCGTATGTGCAGAAAAATGGGGGTGACAGCAATGCGGCTGATTGATGGTGAAGAATTAGAGCGCTTGTTTAACGAGCAAATTGAACGAGGCGCAACAGATGCGTTTGATGCGTTTGATGATGCTTTGCAAGACACACCCACCGTTGACGCTGTGGCCGTTACTCGGTGCAAGGACTGCCGGAAGTTCAAAACATACGCTTGCCGGATGGTTGCCAGCGGGTATGACGACTTCTGCTCCTACGGCGAACGAAAGGACGTGGCAGATGCAGAAGGGTGACACGATCCGGGCGCGGTTTATGACGCTGCCGAGCGAGTACCCCGGCTCTGGTGCCAACGATGAAAAGCGGTTTCCTGTTCGCAAGGGCACGGTGGTGTATGTGCATCCGAAGGGGCGGTACATCGTGGCGGAGTGCGGCGGGGTGCGGGAGACGTTTTTCCCGGAGGAGGTGGTAGGGTGAAAGAGCAGACAATTGAATACTTGAGGCTATACTTTGAGTGCGGCTGGCGCATGAGCACGATTGCGCGGCATTTTGGTGTAAGCACATCCACTGTATCTCGCTGTATATCCAGAGCAGAACGGCGCGAGTGCCCCTTCGCTAAAAACTGCCGGTACTGCCCGCTGAAAGAATGTGCGATAAAAGAAGAGTATGCGCCGTATGTAAACGCAGAAATTAGGTGATGTTGCACAACGAAATGCAACAACAAAAAAAGATGTGATAACGTGGGGGTGCAGGGGCAAACTCTGCATCTCCATTTTTTTCTTTTCCCCCTTCTTTTCCTGATGGGCGGGGCTTCGGCTCCGCCCGGATGGAGCAATATGCGGGCACATGTACCAAGGTGGCGACGCGGTCTCCAAAACCGTGTGTGGTGGGTTCAATTCCCAACTGTCCGTGCCAAAAGCGGTGGACACTACCGTTGAGCAATGGCATAGCGCCGCCCTGAAAGTGTGTCAGTAGACAGGACTTCCCGCACCTCTTGGCAATGTGTCCCAGGGAAGACGTTATATTCAGGTGAGGCGAAAGCCGGGTACAGACGTGCCAACGACAAAGGCCAGTGGTGGGAGGCCGGTGCGTCAGACAAAGCGAGGTGGTGACAGTGGCTGCAAGGTTGACAGACCGGCAGAAAAAGAAAATACTGGCGGACTATGTGCAGACGAACAACTTTTGCGCCACAGCGAAAATCAACGGCGTGTCCGCAACGACCGTTAAGAACCTTGTGCGGGCGAATGCCGACATTGTGGAAAAGTGCGAACAAAAAAAAGAAGAGAACACCGCCGATGTGATGGAATACATGAACGACCACAAAGACCTTGTGTGCTCGTTCATCGGCAAGGGGCTTGAAATGCTCAACGACCCGGAGAAACTGGCAGCGGCAAATCTCAGCCAAATCACAACGGCGATGGGAACGCTGATCGACAAGTGGGCGATGATCGGCGGGAGTCCTGCCGACACGGTGAGGGAAGACGCACTTAGTCAGAGCCTAAAGGAAATGGCAAAGGAGCTTGAGAGCGATGAGTAAAATGTCAATTAGGGTAATCTTTAAATGCGGTGCAGAATTTACGATTAAATGCGATAAATTCGCACTTGAGAAAACCGCACTTGGAGAGGTAACATCTTATGACATAAGCGGAATTGCAGAAAATAAACCTATTTATCTGGACTTTAACCAAGTTGCGGCGATTGTAAGGATTTGTTCTGACGAAAATGATTAGCCAAAAACAAAAGAAAATCCTTGCTTTCCCATATTCCAGCTATGATGCGCTAATCTGCGACGGCGCTGTGCGTTCCGGCAAAACCTCCATCATGATGTGGGCGTTTGTCCGCTGGGCGATGGAGAATTTCAGCGGTCAGCGTTTCGGCGTGTGTGGGCGTACGGTGGATAGCTGCACAAAGAACATCATCGTGCCGTTTATGGCGATGAGTTTTGCCAAAGAGCGCTATATCATTCGTTGGCGGCGTGGCGACAAGGTAATGGAAGTGCGGCGCGGCGCCGTGACGAATTATTTTGAGGTGTTCGGCGGCAAGGATGAGGCAAGCTATACGTTGATTCAAGGCCGCACGCTGGCGGGTGTGTTGCTGGACGAAGTGGTGCTGATGCCGCGCTCGTTTGTGGAACAGGCGCTTGCACGCTGCTCTGTGGACGGGGCAAAGCTGTGGTTCTCCTGTAACCCCGGCAGTCCGCATCACTGGTTTTATCAGGAGTGGATTAAGCGACACCGCGAACGGAACACGCTATATCTCCACTTCGAAATGACTGACAACCCCGGCTTGAGTGCAAGAACGCTCGAGCGTTACGCGAATATGTACGCCGGTATCTTTTATGATCGATATGTGCGCGGTTTGTGGGTAGCGGCGGAGGGCGTTGTCTACAAGGATTTTGCAAACGACACCGAAAAGTATTTGATCGATGATCCTTTAAAATGGGCAGAGGAACAGGAGACGAAATTCTCTGTTATTTCCATTGGCGTTGACTTTGGCGGCACGAAATCCGCAACGAAGTTTCAGGCGACCGGAATTACAAAAGATTATCGTGTGGTCGCGCTGGAAGAAGAATACATCAAAACCGAAGAGATTGACCCTGACGCGCTGAATCGGCGCTTTGCTACGTTCTGCCAAATGGTTACGGCAAAGTACGGATATAGCCAGACGCGGGCAGACAGCGCGGAAACGGTGCTGATTCGCGGGTTAGATCATACCGCGCAGAAAATGCACCTCGGGACGCAGGTAAAGAACGCAATGAAACTGCAAATCACAGATAGGATCAGGCTCGTGGTGCTGCTGATGAAGCAGGGGCGTTTTAAGGTTTCGCGCAACTGCCCCCATCTGATCGATGCGCTGCAAACTGCGATTTATGATCCTGATAAGTTTGAGGACGAGCGCCTTGACGATGGAACGTCCGATATTGATAGTTTGGACGCATTTGAATACAGCATAGAGCCTTATTACAAAGACCTGGAACGTGCCGGTCATATGATGGGACGGTGAAAGAGTGAATATTTGCAGAGCATTAAAGGAATTAGGCTTTGATACGGTCGATAGTAAGTTTTACTCGCTGATTGATGTATGGAAATCATGGTATGACGGCGATGTAAAAGACTTCCACAGTTATACGGTGTGGAATGGCATCGAAGAACTGGAATGCCATAGGTATTCCGTCAACATGGGCAAGAAAGTCTGCGAGGACTGGGCAAACCTGCTGATGAATGAGCGCGTGAATATCACGCTTGAGGGCAAGAAGGAGCAGGAATTTGTAGATGCGGTTCTTGCTGATAATAACTGGGAAGTAAAATCCAATGAATTGCAGGAGCGGAAATCCGCGGTTGGTACCGTTGCTTATGTTCCAATCATGGAGGATATGAGCGTTGACCCTGATACAGCAGAGATCGCTAACCCTGGAAGAATTCATATCAACTATGTAACCGCTGCAAACATCTACCCGCTGACGTGGGACAATGGCATTATTCGTGAGTGCGCTTTCGCATGGACAAAACGAGTTGATGATGCGGAATACACCTACATTCAGGTGCATCGGCTGAACGGCGGCGAATACGACATTGAAAACCACCTGTACGACGCGGCGGAAGTGCCGCTAACAAGTGTGCGGGGCTTTGAAGCAATCCCCCCTGTTGTCCGCACAGGAAGCGCCAAGCCGCAGTTTGTCATTGACCGCCTGAACATTGCGAACTCTGATGAAGATAACCCTATGGGCGTTGCAGTGTTCGCTTCCGCCATCGACCAGCTCAAAAGCGTTGATATTACATACGATAGTTATGTGAATGAGTTTGTGCTGGGGAAAAAGCGCATCGTGGTACAGCCGGAAGCAACCAAGGACATCAATGGTAGGCCAGTCTTTGATAAGCGCGAAACGGTTTACTACGTTCTACCGGAAGATCGCGCATCTGATGGAAACATTTTGCAGCAGGTCGATATGACGCTGCGCACAGCAGAGTTTAACACCGGTATGCAAGATATGCTCAACGTATTGTCGAGCAAATGCGGCTTTGGCGAGAATCATTACAAATTCGATCAGACAAGCATTGCCACGGCTACACAGGTCATTAGCGAAAACAGCACCATGTTCCGCACAATCAAGAAGCATGAAATTCTGCTCGAGCAAGCGATCACGGAGCTGTGTCGCATCCTACTTCGCTTGGGCAATCGCTACATGGACGCCGGACTTGATGAGGAAGTCGAAATCTCAATCGACTTTGATGATAGTATCATCGAGGACAAGGGGCAGGACTTCAACCGCGATATGCAGCTTCTCAGCGCTGGCATCATGAATGACTGGGAGTTCCGCATGAAGTGGATGAACGAGGACGAGGCGACCGCAAAGGCGGCGCTACCAAAGATGCAGGACATGACCACGGAGCAGCAACAGGAGGTGGAGTAATGGGCTATGGAGAAAACCCCGGTACTTTTTGGGTAAACATTGGCACAGATGAAAACCCTAATTGGGTAGTTTTGGGCCATGTAAGATGAGCAAGTATCCATTCCCCCCTGAACTGCTGGATGCCATGCCGGAAGAACTGGCAGAGCTGTACCGTGGTCTTGAGGACGCACTTCTGATGGAGATATGCTCCCGGCTCAAGCTGCGGGATGAGCTGAACGAAATTACGGTGCAGGACATCAAGGCGCTGCGGGCACATGGCATCGATCTGAAAGAGATTGAAAAGGCCATACGCCAGACCACCGGCATCAGCGAAAAAAAGCTGAATGAGCTGATAGACGATGTGGTGAAGCGCAACCAAAAGTATTACACCGAGGTCATAGACCTTGCCCGTGTAACACAGCCTGACGTGCTGGTGAATGCGACCACCATTGACGCAATCAGACGGCAGACGCAGGACGTGTTCCGCAACATCACCGCATCAATGGGCTTTTTGGTAGACGCGGGGCGCACAATGCTCCCCCCGGCAAAGGCTTACCAGTGGGCGTTAGACGCGGCTACGTTGAAAGTAGAAAGCGGGGCTATCTCTTATGGGCAAGCCATCAAAGACGCAGTTAGGCAGCTTGCAAGCGGTGGCCTGCGCGTGATTGACTATGAGAGCGGACACCGTGACCATGTAGACGTAGCTGCCCGCCGTGCAGTAATGACAGGTGTATCGCAGTTGTGCGGTAAGTACACGGAGCAAGCGGCGGAATATCTGGAAACGCCGTATTATGAAGTGTCTGCCCACGCCGGGGCGCGTGATGTACCAGGGCGGTCGCCGTGGGCATCGCACAAGGAGTGGCAAGGCAAAGTGTATTCCACCCGCAGCGGCGACATCTACCCGAATATCTACGAGGTGTGCGGGCTGGGGGCTGTGGATGGGCTGGAAGGAGTCAACTGCCGTCACCGCCGCAACGTTTGGGTTGAGGGCGTAAGTGAGCGCACCTACACCGATGAGCAGCTTTCCCACATTGATGATGGACTTGGCTGTACGTTTGATGGCAAGACCTATACGGCATACGAAGCCACGCAGGAGCAGCGCAAGGTGGAGCGAACCATACGCAAGCTAAAGCGCGAAAAGGCGGCGTACAGTGCCGCAGGGCTGACAGACGAAGAACAGACAGTGAATATCAAACTGCGCCGCCTGAATGCAAAGTACAAGGCGTTCAGTAAGGCGGCGGGTCTGCCGGAGCAGCGGGAAAGGATGAAGGTGCTGTATGAGAATTAAAGCAAGAAGTTACGAAGGAATTGTGCTTGAACTTGACGGAGATGTGCGAGTGCTGCGTGATTACACCCGCGAGATTGTGCGCGTGATCAAGTATCAGGTTGTAATTCTGTGTGATGATGGCGCAAAAGTTGAGCTTACAGATGTAGCCCCAAAAGAAATTGAGGTAGTCAATGAACCGTGATGAAATTGTACAGGCTATCGAAGCCATTTTGAAGCGCGGCAACAACGCAGAAGTGCGGCGAAAAGGCGACGGTGTTATCGTGCTGGAAGTCCAAAAGAAAATCAAATATCAATCCTCGGTGTAATCGGGCACCGGGAAGGGCAATAGGAGCCAACTACCGAGTTTTCCTCGGTGGTTGGCTCTTTTGTTTTAAGTAAAACCCGCGAAGCACAGCGGTTTTTATACAACGTTCGCCCCCGAAGAATTGGGGCCAAAGAAAAGGAGAACGAATAACATGGCGAAATTTACGAGAGCGGAAATCAGAAATATTCTCGGCGACGCTTGCACAGAAGAGATCGAAAATCGCTTGGTTGCGCTGCATCTGGGCGTGGTCGACCCCCTCAAGGACGATCTCACGAAGTACAAGGCGGACGCGGAGAAGCTGCCAAGCGTCCAGAAGCAGTTGGACGACCTCAAGGCGGCAGGTGACGGCGGTTATAAGGAGAAGTACGAGAAGGAACACTCGGCTTTTGAAGCCTTTAAGACCGACATCACAGAAAAGGAAAGCAAGGCGGCAAAGGAAAAGGCTGTCCGTGCTTACTTTGAGAGCAAAAACATCACCGGCGCGAATCTCGACCTTGCTATGCGAGGCTGCGGCGAGGAAATGGCCGCATTGGAGCTGGACGGGGAAAAAATCAAGGACACCAAGTCTCTTGATGCACTCGTAGACGGCACTTACAAGGGGCTTGTCTCCAAGCAGACCGTTCGCGTCGACACTGGTGCGCGCTTTAACGGTGGCGGGAAGCCGATGACAAAGGACGAGATCATGCAAATCACTGACAGAGCGGAGCGGCGCGCTGCAATCGCCGCAAATATGGATTTGTTTAGAAAGGAAGAATAAAAATGGCTGCTGATCCTAAGCTCATTAAGAAAGCTGACCTCGCGCGTGTGCGCGAAATCGAATTTACCGAAATGTTTGGCTATTCCATCAAGAAGCTGATGGAGGCTCTGGGCGTTACCCGAAAGATTTCCAAGCAGGCGGGCACTGTGCTCAAGAGCTACAAGGCCACTGGCACGCTGGAGAGCGGCGCTGTTGCTGAGGGTGAGACCATTCCCCTCAGCAAGTACAAGACCGAAGCCGTGAACTACAAGGAGATTACGCTCAAGAAGTGGCGCAAGGCCACCTCCGCCGAAGCAATCACCGATCGCGGCTACGATCAGGCGGTAGAAATGACCACCGACGAAATGCTCAAGGACGTCCAGAAGGGTATTCGTAAAGACTTTTTCAACTTCCTCGCAACCGGCACGGGCACGGCGTCCGGCGCGACCTTCCAGGCGACCTTGGCTCAGGCATGGGGCCAGCTGCAGGTGCTGTTTGAAGATGACGAAATCGGTGCGGTGTATTTCCTGAACCCGCTGGATGTTGCTGACTACCTCGCAAGCGCAAACATTACCTTGCAGACCGCGTTCGGAATGACTTACGTTGAGAACTTCCTCGGCCTTGGCACCGTGATTCTCAATTCCAGCGTTCCCAAGGGCAAGATTTACGCCACCGCCAAGGACAACATTGTCCTGTACTACATTCCTGTGAACGGCGCTGATCTTGGCGAGGTGTTCGATTTCACCACCGATGCCACCGGCTATATCGGTATCCATGAGGAGCCCGATTACACCAACATGACCGCATCTGACACCGTTATCAACGGCATGGCTCTTTTAGCTGAGCGTATCGACGGTGTGGTGGTCGGCTCCATCACTCCGGCGGTGGGGGGCTAACTGAACTGCTGAATAAGCCTGACCCTGACATCACCGTTTTCACCGACATGACAAAAGCACAAATGCTTAAGTATGCCGATGAAAACGGGGTGGAAGGGGTCAGCAGTTCGATGAAAAAGGCTGAAATTCTCGCAGTTTTGGAAGGAGCTGGCTCACATGACATACGCTGATTACGATTATTACTCCGGGACCTATTTGGGCACCGTGAGCGAGGAGGATTTTCCGCGTCTGGCTGTCCGGGCCAGCTCCTTCCTCGATTACTACACGCAGAACCGGGCAAAAGATAACGCTGATATGGACGCTGTAAAAATGTGCTGCTGTGCACTTGTGGACAAGTATCAGCTGATCGAAGCCGCGCAGCAGCTTGCCGCAACCAAACTGACGAACGCGGCGACCGGCGATGACGTGAAAAGCGAAACGGTAGGCGGGTACTCCCGGACGCTGGCCAGTGGTGGCGAAGCTGCCGCATCCGCACTAAGCGCTACGGACGGTGCGAAGAAACTGCTGGCGGCGACCTGTAACGAGTATCTGGCGCATACCGGTCTGCTGTATCGGGGAGGGGGGTGCTGTGGTTGTACGCGCCCCACACTATAACGGTCTACAACGCCGTGCAGGAGACTGACCCTGCGACTTTTGAGGAAACCACAAAACTGTATGTGACCATCCTGCGCGGCGTTATGCTGCAGGCCAGCAAGGCGGTAAACGTCCGAGAAAGCGGACTTGAGAGCGCGGACGCAGTAAACCTGTTCATTCCGTTCTCTGTGGAAGCGGTGGACGGCACGAAAGGCAAGGCCAAAACTTACGCGCCCCCGCAGGCGTTTCTTGCTGCGGCGGACAAGTCCGGGCTGTGGACGCTGTCTGTGAACGGTAATGGCGGGCTGACGTTCTTTGTAAAAGGCGAGTTTGTCACAGACAAAGAGGACGTGGCTATGGCACAGGACGGCTGCTACAACGTGACCAAAGTGGATGAGAAAGATTTTGGCAGCGTGGGCATGAGACACTTTGAAGTCGGAGGGGCATAAGATGTCGCTCAAGTTCTCTGTTGACATGTCCGGCATGGACGAGGTAAAGCGGCAGCTTGCAAGGGCCTGTGGCCGCGCTGAAAGCGTTTTAGCGCAACATGTGATGAAAGATACCACCCCCTTTGTACCTGCGCTTACAGGCTCTCTGACGCAGAGAACGCGGGTGGTTGGCAACGAGGTCATTTATCCCGGCCCATACGCCCGGTTTCTGTACTACGGGAAAGTGATGGTAGACCCGGCGACCGGCAGCACATACGCCCCAAAGGGCGGGCACAAGGTGGTCACAGACCGAAATCTTGTATTCAACACAACAATGCATCCGCAGGCACAGGCACATTGGTTTGACGCTTCTAAAGCGCAGAACATGGAGAAGTGGGTGCGGGTGGCAGATAAGGCGGTGAAGAAATTTGGAAAAGATTAAAAAGGCCGTGTCGGCGGCGGAAGAAGATCAGGTATCGCGCAAGCTGCTTGTGTGGCTGAACACATACCCAGAGCTGCCAGTCGACCTTATCCGCTTTGAGTTTCTTCCCGCCGACACTTCAGCTATGGCGATGTCGACCATTCAGGCGGCGTACATCGTGCGGAAGTATATTACCGGCGGTTATGTGGCGGAGTATCAGTTCAAGATAATCTATCGAGTGAAGCCGGGGAACAGCAACGACAAACGGCTCAAGGCTGACGAACTGTTGAACGCTATCGGTGATTGGGCAAATGGTCAGAAGCCCGACATCGGAGATGACAAGCGCGTTATCAGCATGGAGCCAACCACACGATCTTCCCTGTTTGCCATGTATGAAAACGGGGACGAAGATCACCAAATCCTTATGAAACTGAATTACGAGGTGAATGTATAATGGCAGATTTGGAATTTAACACCACGGCGGGCCAGACCATTGACCGCGAACTGCTCATTGCGTACCTGAATACCGGCACCGCATCCGCGCCTGTGTGGAGCGCTATCGGTAAGCGCGTTGAGGACAGCAGCGAGGAAATGGATTGGAGCACCGACACCAAGCAGGACATTTTGGGTCACACCTTTACGACCATGAAAAAGCCCACCATCACGCAGACCTTTGACCCTATTCCTTTGGACGCGGGCGACGCTGCGGCGGTGAAGATGTGGAACCTGGCCGTCAAAGACCAAGATGCCCAGGCGCTGGCAAATCAGGACATGATGATCGGTCACTTCTACGCCACCAGCGGCGAGGCGATGTTTGCGGAGCGCTACGACGCTTGCGCTATTGCCATCACCGGCATCGGCGGCGAGGGCGGCGGCACCCTGAATATCACCAGCGAGATCACCTATGGCGGCACCCGCACTGTGGGTACCGTGAAGAAGGGCAGCAGCGGCGCTATTGAGTTTACTGCGGCCTAAATAACAGAGAGGGCGGGGGACATTCCCCGCCCTCACATGGAGGATAAAAATGGCAGACACTATTATCATCAATTCTGGCGTCGTAAAAAAAGTATTTGAAACAACCGATGGCAAGACGTGTGAGTTTTCTTTTAACCCCACGGACAGCGGGTTTGTGGAAAAGCTTTTTAACGCTTTTGATACGCTGGACAAAAAGCAGGAAACTTACAAAGCGGAAGTAGAAAAGACGGCCAATAAACGCGACATTTTTGATACAGCACGCAAGATGGATGACGAAATGCGCGAGATCATCAATGAAGTATTCCACGTTGACATTTGCAGCGCTTTGTTTGGCGAAATGAACCTATACGCGCTGGCGGACGGTCTGCCTGTGTGGGCTAACCTGATGCTTGCCGTAATGGACGAAGTAGACACTACTTTCTCCCGCGAACAGAAAGCTACCAATCCGCGCATCAGTAAGTACACAAAGAAGTACCACAAATGAGATATGATTTGCCGGTGTCCGTGGAAGTCAACGGAACGGAATATGAAATACGGAGCGATTACCGAGATATTCTGACCATCATAGAAGCCATTTCTGACAAAGATTTTACGGAAGCCGACAAGGCAGAAGCGATGTTGGATATTTTTTACCCAGACTTTGATAACATGCCGGAGCGAGACTATGAGGAAGCTATCCAGAAATGCATTTGGTTTATAAATTGCGGGGAGCCCTACAAAGAAGAAAAGCGAACCGTAAAGCTTATGGATTGGCAGCAGGATTTCCCATTGATTGTAGCTCCTGTAAACAAAGTGCTGGGGGAAGAAGTCCGCGCGATGCGCTATCTTCATTGGTGGACGTGGAACACGGCGTACACGGAAATTGGCGATTGTATGTTTGCACAAGTGGTCAATATACGGCGAAAGAAGTCAAAGGGTGAAAAGCTGGATAAATCAGAGCAGGAGTTTTATAGAAAAAACCGGCATTTGATAGATTTCCAGAAGCAATATACGGAGCAAGACGAGGCGGTCATCAGTAGATGGATATAAAAACCGCCCTCTACAGAGGGCGGTAAAGGTCAAGCCATATTCGCCAGTTTTGCCATCTTTTGCACGACGTCACGATCCCACAGCAAAATGCCGGTTGCTTCAGCAGCATCTTTTGCCCCTTGCGTAAAGTAACGGTTTGTCATAACAACGCCAACTTGACAGCGGTAAATGGTCTTTCCAGTGTTGACTTCTTGTACCGGCTTGTTACCCAAATCGGAAGTATAGCACTTGCACTGGATGGCATATTTAACCCCATCTTTTTCCGCAAGAACGTCAACGCCCTGGTCGCCGCTGCCGCGTGTGACCTCTACGTTACAAAATCCGATTTTGCGGAGGACATCCGCACACCAGTATTCAAAGCGATGACCGTCCATAAAATCAATGTTGTCCCACAACGATAAATGGGCAGAAGTTTCTTCTGGGTGCTGGTTAATGCCAAGATGCTTTTCTATATCAGAAATAGCTTCATCTGCCACATCAGCGGTGCCGGGAGAAAAACGCGAACGAACAAAATCTATATCCTTACAAAATTTATTGAGGGCTTTTTCTTGAAATTCTCTGCTGTTTTTGTATTTGCCGTCTATTTCAGACAAAGTCTCACCTTTTATGCGAACTATGGCATCGCACAAATGGAGTTGGTACTCGTCGCGTAAAGTTTTAAGCATATATGTTGGGTCAAAGTCAAAATTGGCTTTAACCAAAGAACCCATTTTGACCAAATCGTCTATCGCTTGATCGTACCAATGTACAAATAAATTGAGCGAAGGAGCATCTTTGCACAAGGAAAGATTAGTGCGCATGTCAGGGACCAACTTGTCCGCAAGCTTTTGTTGTTTTGCCGCAGAAGCGGGCGGGGCAAACCCCTCTTTTTGCCCAGCTGTATTAGTAAGTTTAGGAACGGTCGATTTCTTTTCTGGCAGCTTTGCTTTTATCTTATCTTTGTTAACAGCGAGAATAGCGACAATGACAGGGATAATAAAAACGGATGCGGTAAATCCACCACCAAGAATTATATTTCCCTCTGGTGAAGTAGGGGCAAGAATTACCCCCAAAATCAGAACAACACAGGTGGCGGCAAACCAAGTACCAATAAACACGGCTATGCGCTTAATCTTTTCCATAGCTTTCCCTCCTTTACCGCAACCATAACACATTTTGTATAAAATGTCCATTCGCAATTTGAAAGTAGGTGGTGCAAATGGCAAACGCAGACGGCTCCGTTATCATCAAAGCCGACATCGACGACAAGCAGGCGCAGCGAGAACTTAATGCGCTGACCAAAAAGATTGATGCGTTACAGGAAAAGCTTAATAGCAAAAAAAGCAACCGGGATTTTCTTGCAAACAGAGCCGCAGATTTGGCGGACAGTTTGGAAAAAGAACAAGAAAAGCTTGCGCACATGAAAAGCGGGGATGAATTTTTTACAAGCTTTCACATCGAAAGGCAAACTGAGCTTGTTAAAAGTCTTCGCGGAGAATGGAAAGACGTAAACAAAAAATTGGACACGCAGAACGACAGAATTGCGGAAGCTGAGCGTGCAATAGACCGTGAAAAAGAAAAAGCCGGGCAATTGGCAACTCAAATAGCAGCGGCAAAAGAAAAAACTACCGGGTTTTCTGCCGCTGCGGAAGAAGCAGACAAGAGGCTAAAAAAGTTTTCTGATAGAGTAAAAACGCTTGCTCGTCGCGTGCTGGTGTTTTCACTTATCACGCGGGCGCTGCGGTCTTTGAAAAACTACATGTGGGAGGCCATACAAACCAACGATGAAGCTATGGCGGCGGTTGGCAGACTAAAAGGAGCTTTACGCACTCTTGCGCAACCAATACTGAATGTGCTTATCCCCGCGTTTATTGTTCTTGTCAACGTTATTACACAGGTAGTAAATGCTCTGTCCAAACTGGTAGCTATGATTTTTGGGACAACGGCGGATGAAGCGGCCAGAGCTGCTGAAAATCTATATAACCAGCAAAAAGCACTTAGCGGCGTTGGCGGGGCGGCAAAAAAAGCAAGTAAGTCTTTGGCAAGCTTTGATGAAATCAACAAACTTTCCGGGGATACTTCCAGCGGCGGAGGCGGCGCGGGTGCGCCAAACTTTGTATCTTCCATGAAAGACCAAATCAGCGCGGTCACATCCCTGTTTGTGGGCGCTGGCTTGCTGGCTTTGGGCGCTATACTTACATTCTCCGGAATAAATATACCGCTGGGCATCGCACTTATGGCAATTGGCGCGCTGACTATTTACAGCGCAGTAAGCGAAAACTGGGGCGCAATAAAAGAAGCGCTACAGGGTGAACTTGCCGGTATCGTTGCAATTGTAAGCGTTGCTTTGCTGGCATTAGGCGCGATATTTGTGTTCGGAGGCGTAAATGTTCCTCTTGGCCTTGGCCTTCTTGTACTCGGAGCGGTTGGTCTTGCGGCGACTATAGCCGCAAATTGGGGCGTGATAAAGGAAGCATTGCAAGGAGAAGTTGGACAAATCGTTGCAGTTGTAAGCACGGCATTGTTGGCACTTGGCGTGATCCTTTTGTTTACTGGCGCGGGGATTGCGCTTGGTCTTGGACTTATTCTTGCGGGAGCAGCAGGACTTGCGGCGGCCATTGTTCCAAATTGGGAAAGTATTGTAGAAGCGCTACAAGGGCCGCTTGGGGAGGTTATCGGTAAAATCAGCGCAGCACTGCTTGTTCTCGGTGTTGTTCTTTTGTTTACCGGAGCCGGTGTGCCTCTTGGTCTTGGCCTGATTGCAGTTGGCGCTGTTGGCCTTGCTGCGGCAATTGCGCCAAACTGGAATTTCCTGCTTGACAAACTCAAGGGCGTTTGGGAAGACATCAAAGCGTGGTTTAATAATACCGTGATCGGTGGGCTACTGAAAGCAAAAGAAAAGATTGCGGAATGGGGACACAATGTAATCGGAAAAGTTAAAGATGTGTTGGGTATTCATTCCCCCTCGACGGAAACAACGCAGATGGGCGACTACATGATGCAGGGCCTCGCAAATGGTATCAATGAAAATCAGGAGCTTGTGTTGGAACAATTCCAACTTGTACTCGATAACATTGACGCAGAATTTCTGGCATGGGAAGAAAACTTTATGACAGGGTTTTCTAAGTTTAGCGCAGAGTTTAACAAGGCATGGCTGGCGCACTGGAGCCTAACAAACAGGAATTTTGTAATCCAGTGGAATTACATTATTGAGTCGTTCCAGCGCGGCATCAACAACGTCATTGATGGGTTAAATAGGCTTATTTCGGCAGCAAATAGTTTGTCTGATCTGACAGGTAAGCATTATGGCAGCGTGTCACGCGTAAATATTGCGAAGTTGCCTATTCCAAAACTTGCTACCGGCGCGGTCATCCCTCCGAACCGGGAGTTTATGGCAGTGCTTGGCGATCAGAAATCCGGGACGAACATTGAAACGCCCCTTGCTACGATGGTGCAGGCGTTCAAACAGGCTCTTGCGGAAAGCGGCTACGGCGGCAGCAATGAAGCCGTGTTGGTGCTGGATAAGGACGTGCTGGGCAAGGTCGTATACCGGCTGAACAAGGCGGAGGGTACGCGCATTGGCGTAAATCTGTCGGAGGTGCAGGGATGAACTACATCAAACTGAACGGCATTTCCTTTGACGCTGACGTGGCGATCTCCAAGTACAATCGAAACTTTAACGTGCTGGACGGCGAAAACGCAGGGCGCGTAATGACGGGCCGCATGGTGCGTGACGTCATTGGGACATACCTTGGCCACAAGCTGACGGTGTTCCGGCGCGGCGACAATTACAAGGGGCTGGACGATTTTTGGGACTATCTGTACAAACACAGCGTGGATGACTCCGTTATGCTGGAAGCGGCAGACGGCCAGACCACCATTGCTTATGAAGCGTATTACACCAGCGCGTCGCAGGACTTGGAGAAGGGCGATGGGGGCGTGAACTATTGGGGCGAGATCGAGGTGAACTTCGTCCCGATGGACGCGCAACTCCGCCCCTGAGAGGTGGACTATGTCGAAAACGACTATTCTGTACAAGGACATAGCCCCCGGCGCAGCGGATGACGCGACTGTGGTCGCCACCGGCGGCACAGGAGACCTCACCCAAATTCCGCACGGCGCAGCGCCAGGGAAGATTATCACGCTGGAACGGAGCCGCTGGGTGCTGGACGGCACCTTTGATGGCGTGTACGCGGAGGACAAGGTAGGCTTTTGGTCTACGGAGGTTTCCGGGGACAGCGGAGAGTTTACCAACCCGCCAAAAATCACCATGACGTTTACACAGCAGTATTCCAGCATGGGCATCCAGCTTACCTTTGACGAGGACACAGGAGAGTATTGCAGCGAGGTAGAAATCTCGTGGTATCAGGGTGCGGTGCTGCGGCGGGCGCAGTCGTTCCAGCCTAACAACGTGGTGTACTTCTGCGATTGCAGGGTAGAGAGCTTTGACAAGGTGGAGGTCACGCTGAAAAAGACCGTAGTCCCCCATCGGCGGGCGCGTGTTAATGAGATCGTGCTGGGCGTGGTGCGTAAATTCGGGATGAACGAAATACGCAACGCATCCATCGTAAACCAGGCGAACGAAGCCGCCGTAGAGCTGCCGGTGTCCACGCTAAACTGGACGCTTGACAGCCTGAAAGATGTGGATTACCTGTTCCAGCTGAAACAGCCGGTGGAGGTGTGGAACGACAACCGGCATCTGGGGACATACTACATTAACAACTCGTCACGCACGTCCGCAAACGTGTATGTGATAGAGTGCCAGGACGCGCTTGGAGTGCTTGAATACACGCCGTTCAGCGGAGGTGCATACCTTGATGGAGTGAGTGCAAAAACGCTCTTAGAAACGCTTGCAAAGCCCTTTGAGGTGGAGTATGAGAGCGATGTGGAGGACACAACACTAACAGGCGTTATTGTTAAGGGCACCAACCGCAGCGCCATTCAGCAAATCATATTTGCATGGGGCGTCTGTCTGGCAACAGACGGCGGGAACAAGCTTCGGGTATTCAACCAGCCCACAAAGCCTATTCTTATTCCACGCGGGCGGACGTTCGTCGGATCTTCCGTTGCAACCGGCGCGGTGGTCACAAAGGTAAACGTGACGGCGCATAGCTATGTAGAAGCCAGCAACGGCAACGTGACCATCAATGGGGTCAAGTACAAAGACACCCGGACGGTGTACAGTGCCATCAACCCCAACGTGACCGCATCCGACCGGGAGAACGTAAAGGAAGTCACGGCGGCAACTCTTGTATCTGATGAGATTGGACAGGCGGTGGCGGACCGGCTGTACAAGTATTATTCGCTGCGTGACACGAACACGGCGACCGTGGTATACGGTGGCGAGAAGCTGGGCGACTGCGTAAGCATTTACACGCCGTGGGGCCTGCTGACCACAGGCAATCTTCACAAGATGGAGATAAAACTGTCCAACACGGTTGTGTACAACGCGGAAGTCACAGGCGCGTGGATCATCAGCCCGTACTTCTATTACAGCAACGACCTGTTCTCCGGGGAGGTGTAACCGATGGCGGAATATACAGCACAGGTGCCGAAGATAGCGGCGGCTGTACTGCTGCCGAACCCGGCGACCATCAACGGCAAGGTAAAGCTACAGGTAACGGTAATAGAGGAAACCGTCATTGTGTACCCCAGTTACTACTACAGCGGCGATCTATATGCGGGCGAAAGCCCCCATACGCCGTACCCGCGTGTACCACAAGCATATCATTTCTTTTGCGGCGATATTTACGCCGGGGAGGTATAAATGGCAATCAAGACAGTAAAAGCGACGATCAACGGCCAGACATACGACCTGACGCTGAACTCCGCAAGCGGCAAATGGGAAGCGACCATTACCGCTCCGGGGAAAACATCGTACAATCTGGCAGGCGGCTACTACAACGTATCCGTCGAAGCAACAAACGAAGCGGGCACAAAGGGCAGCGCGGACGCATCTACCGTAGACGGCCTGAAGCTGGTGGTAAAGGAGACTGTGGCACCTGTTATCACCATCGTGTCCCCCACGGCTGGCGCGTATGTGGCGAACAGCAAACAGCCGGTGGTATTCAACATCACGGATGAAACCGGCGGTTCTGGCGTGGACATCAGCACATTGGTAGTCAAGCAGGACGGCACGGCTGTAGCGGCGGCGAACATCACGCACACGGCTATTACCAATGGCTACAGCGTGACCTACACGCCGTCTGCGGCACTGAGCGACGGAAGCCACACCGTGACCATCAACTGCAAAGACCACGACGGAAACGCGGCTGCGGAGAAGTCCACGACCTACACCGTGGATACTGTTCCTCCGACGCTGAACGTAACATCTCCTGCGGACGGCCTTATTACGGCGGCTTCTTCTGTCACTGTGGCCGGTACTACCAACGATGCAACGTCCTCTCCCGTGGTCATTACCATCTCCCTGAACGGAACGGATCAGGGTACAATCCCTGTGGGCACCGGCGGTACTTTCTCCAAGGTGGTTACGCTGAAAGAGGGCAGCAACACCATCATCGTCAAGGCAAAAGACGCGGCAGGGAAGGAAAGCTCCGTCACCCGGACAGTCACGCTGGACACGTCTGTGCCGAAGATCAAAGCGGCGACCATTACGCCTAACCCGGTCGACACCGGTAAGACGATGGTCATTAGTGTTACCATTGAGTGAGAGGTGATAGCTTGAGCAGAGATATTCGCGTATCGCTCCCCGCCGCCATCGTCTACGTGTCCGGTTCGGTCAACGGCAAGGATTACGTGTGGACACTGGACGGCGAAGCGTGGAAAGCCACGGTAGACCGTGCTTCGGATGAAAAGTACGCCGTATCTTTGACGGCTATCAATGCGGCGGGCACAAGCGCCAGTTACCAGTTTACCCTTAACTACGGTATGCTGTCCCTTATTACGGACAGAACGCAAGCAGACGTGGATGGCGTGATAGCCGCGCTCAGTCGAATAGAGGCTGGGCGCGGCACCCCGGCGGACGTGCTTCTCCTGAGCGACAACAAGGGGTCGTACAACTACACTGACCTGAACCGCGTTGCGGGAGCTGTGCTGTATGTGGCGGAGGAATTGGAAGCGAATGGTTACAGCGTGACGGTGACGGCAAAGCAAGGGTGGACGGAAACGGACATTCCCACACAGGCGGACATTGACCAGTACCTCGCGGACATCGCAGAAATACGCAGTGCGCTGCCTGTGCCAGCCGATGCCCCAAAGGTGCCGACAATGCCGCTGGACTATCGAAAGGCCAACGACATTGAAAGCATCCTCATACTGGTAGACCAGCTTGTGCAGAACATAGCCAAGTCGTGGTTTTACTCGGGAGACTTGTACTCCAACGAAATCAAATAATAAACGTTACTCCCGGCCAATCGGGGCACGGGAAAGGGCAATAGGAGCCGACTATGGGAACGTAGTCGGCTCCATCTTTTTTGGAAAGGAGCAGATATGCAGGACAGAATTTCCCTTTATCCTGGCCGCGTCAAGCTCACGCCTGTTTCCGGGCAGGACAACGTGTACGACATGACCCGGCAGGACAACCCTACCACGGAGGGCACGCCGCTGAACAAGTCCACGCTGCTGACGGACGAGGTGGCGGAAACGCTGGGGCTTGACCCGGCAACGGCTACGCCCTCTCAGGCCATCGGTGCCGTGGCGGGCAAGGCAACGGACAAGAAGCTATCGCTGACGCTGGCGGCGGCAAGCTGGACAGGGAGCGCAAGCCCCTACACCCAGGGTGTGACCATCACAGGCGGAACGGCCACCAGTCAGGCGGACATTCAGGCAGACGCAACGGCGATACAGCAGATGCTGGACGACGGCACCAACGCTATCTATATCGCCAACAACAACGGAACATTCACCGCCTACGCTGTGGGCGAAAAGCCCACCGCTGACCTGAGTATTCAGGTGACGGTGTACGACGTGAAGGAGGTGTCGTGATGAGTGCCATTGTGGGCAAGGGCATAGCCGCTGGCGGCGGCGGAGGAGAACTAAACATAGCTTATGGTCTTACCCCGCCCAGCGATACAAGCAAGCTGTGGGTACGGATTGCTGATAAACCCAATTCTGTAACTGTTCAAGCAGTTATACCATTCGGTAATGAGGCAGTCACTGCGTATGGAGTCAGCCTTCCGAACGATACTGGTGTACAGGGATTAACATATTGCAATGGTTTACTTTACCTCTTTTCCAGGTTGGATATGTATGTGTATGAAAACGGTTCGTGGTCTAAGTTTTTGACTTTCAGTAGCGATACAACAAGAGTACATTACACAGCACCTTCTGTAGTTATCGGTAAAAAAATCTTCCGATTATTTGGTCACTCAAATAGCTCTGCTATGGGGGGTTCTACAAGTGTTGGGTATAATATAACCAGAATACTTGTAATAGACACAGAAACAAAAACTTATTCGGATGTTAGTGTGCCCAGTATAACTTCTTGTTGCCAACTTGGCAATGCTGTTGTAGTAGGTAAAAAAATCTATTTTACTGCTGGACAAAATGGAGCATCTGGTACTTCTGGGTATGTAGGTTCTTCCCACATATATGAAATAGACTCTGATGACCCATCAACTGCTACGGATATAGGATATTTGTTCACTACTTCTGCTGACATGAGAGGAACCTCTGTAGTAGCTGCTGGCGGTAAATTATATGCAAGACGCGGAGGTTCCGCAGCAGAAGGTTCCGTGCCATATATAGATTGGATGGAGATTTTTGACTTAGAAACAAAGGTTCTGACAAGAAATCAAATATCCATAAGTAAAGGTGGCCAGGGCAGTTGTTTTATGCCTGGAATAAACATAGGAAAGTACATTTATTGGTTCGGTGGAATGCCTAAAGGAACTGTACCAGTCAGTCTTATAACTTCATACCAGACTAACTATGCACAAAGATATAACATAGAGACTGGGGAATTTGATTTTGTAACTGTCGGAGAACATGCTGGTGTTTACACTAACTCTGTCATGTTAACAAACTCAGAGCTGCTTTTTGCTAAGTATGGAGGGAATGCTCCAATTTACAAATTCAAAGGAGCTTATGAGCTGGAAAACGGAAAACTTTTTATTCAAGAAGGGTTCTTGGACAACACATGGAACGCAGTTAAGGGCAAAGACTGGGACTTGAAGGTAGGGGTGAGCGGAGTGTACCTCGGAGGCACTGATGGCTATGCACAAGCCAAGGATGCATACCTTTATGACCTCACTCAGCAAAAATGGATTTCCCTGGATGGCACACCGTTTGGGGGGGGTAACACCTGAACCTACACCTGCGCTTGAGGGGACGTGGGTGCTGAATGATACGCTGGTTGCGCCGGAGAGTGATTTCAGTGTGCATACATCGTTCACCGTGGGCTCGTCAGTCAGCACACAATACGCGGCCTCACTTATCCGAACATATACGACCAGCGGCTTACACAGATTGTCTGTCCAGCTAACGACTGGCACCGAAAATGTACTGTACAATTTCGGAACCAACGCATGGGAATACAAATATAAATATCTGATATTCCCCTCTGGTGCCACGGCATCTGACGACTTTATCACATGGCTGGCAGCAAACGCCACCAAACAATAAAACAAGGAGGAAACAAATATGTATACCGGTTACATTGTAAAGGCAGGAGAGACCTGCAAAGACGAACGGGTAGCTAAAGCTATCAAGAACTTCAAGTACGAGAATGAGACAGTGCTCTGTGTGGGGGACGATGGGTACATTACGGAGATCAACACCCTGCGGACAGCCAAGAGCATCGTAGGTGAACAGGCCAGCCCGGAGGCATATCTGGCGGCGTATCTGGAGAAGCTGAATAGCCCGGCGGAGGAAGCGGTGGAGGAAGCGGCGGAGTAAAAGGGCGGGGAGATTACTCCCCCCGCTGGATGTAGGCTTCCTCGGCATCGAGCTGTGCCTGTTTAAGTGCGGCAACAGCCTTTTCAAGCTGTGCAATGGCGTCGGTGACGGCGTTGAACAGAGTGAAATACTCGGGCATAAGAACACCTCCTTTCTGCAAGCAGGATAGCACAGGTGGCGTGTCAGAAACGGTCGAAGGGTGTCGAGGGGCAAAAATAATTTGAGAGGAGAACGCGGCGAATGGAACCGTGGGTACAGCAGATCGCCGTACCGCTGGCGGTAGCGGTGCTGACAAGCAGCGGCTTGTGGGCACTGGTATCGAAGCGGGCGGACAAGAACAACGCGGAGCGGAAGATGCTGGTGGGTCTGGCGCATGACCGCATCATCCATCTGGGCATGGTGTACGTGACACGAGGGTACATCACGCAGGACGAGTACGAAAACCTCAATGACTATCTGTACCAGCCGTATGAAAAGATGGGCGGCAACGGCAGCGCAAAACGGGTCATGGAGGAAGTAAGGAAGCTGCCCATCAAGCGAGAGGCGTAAAGCCGGAAAGGAAAAATTATGAAGCTGAACAACAAGACCTATGACATCATCAAGTGGGTGGTTATGATCGTGCTGCCCGCACTCAGTGCGCTGTACGTGGGACTGGGCGGCATCTGGGACTGGCCGTACATCGAGCAGGTGGCGGGGACTATTTCCTGCATCACCGTGTTCCTTGGCGCGCTGCTGGGCATTTCCAGCGCCAGCTATAAGAAGGAGAAGGATCTGGGGGAAGCGGCATGAACGGAGCCAGTAAGGTCATCAAGATAGCCCGGGAGGAGCTGGGCTATCTTGAGAAAGCGTCCAACGCGCAGCTGGACAGCAAGACCGCCAACGCAGGGGACAAGAACTTCACGAAGTACGCACGGGACATTGACGCCATCCCCCATTTCTACAACGGGAAAAAGCAGGGGTACCCGTGGTGCACCACGTTTGTGGCGTGGGTGAACGTGCAGGCGTTCGGCGTAGCAGAGGCGAAGCGGCTGCAGAACCTGCCGGATGACAGTCTGGGCGCTGGCGTGTACTACCTGAAGCGGTATTTCAAGGCTGCGGGGCAGCTGGGCACTACGCCGAAGGTGGGCGCACAGGTATTCTTCGGCGATGACCACACGGGCATCGTGACGGAAATCGTGGGCAAGGGCTTCCGCACCATCGAGGGCAACACCAGTTCGCAGAGCGGCGTGGTAAGCAACGGCGGCGGCGTGTATGAGAAGGAGTACGCCAGCGTGAAGTCCTCGTACACCTTCGGCTACCCGGATTATCAGGAGAGCGACGAGGACGCGCCGGCGGAAAAGCCGAAAATCTATCTGTCCCCGGCGTACCACAAGGCCAACCAGTGCTGCTACAAGCGCCCCGATGGCCAGCAATGTTTTGAAACCCTCGAGAACAACGAGTTTCTGGACATTTTGCAGCCCATGCTGGAGCGGTGCGGCTTTGACATCATGCGCGGCCCCCGCCGGACGCCCATGAGCGACGAGTACGGCCCGGACTATATGTACCGCGCTATCAAGGAGAGCAACGAGTGGGGCGCAAAGGTGCATTATGTGTCCCACACCAACGGCAGCACCAACGGTCCCACCGGGTACGGCACGGTAAAGGGATTTTTGTCCATGTACCACCCCAGCAGCGCCAACGGGAAGAAGCTGGCGGAGCTGATGGTAAAGTACCGGAAGGCCATCTACCCCCACGGCTGCCGGACGGCGACGCGGAGCGACCTGCACGAACTGGACGACACGAACGCCTACGCCGTGTACCAGGAGCACGTGTACCACGACAACCCGGAGGACGCGGCGTGGTTCCATGAGCACATGGAGGATTGCGCCGTGGCGGACTGCAAGGCGCTGTGCGAGTTCTGCGGGCTGGAATATGTGGAGCCGGAGAAGCCGCAGGAACCGGAACAGCCGGAGACACCGGAACAGCCGACCGTGACCGAAACGTACACCGTGAAGGTGACGCGGAGCGCGGACGGGAAAAGCGGCACGTGGGAGATCGTGAAGTGAAATAAATCTGCTGGGCGGGAAAGAGCTACGACAAGCCGCCTCTTTCCCCGGCGTAAAGTCCCGCAAGCTCACGGCTAAAACCGTGTTATGGACAGCTACCACAAGCAGATACGGCGCAGATTGCAGAGCATGGCACCAAAGCGGGCTATTGCGTATGTTATGAGCGCCCAGCTACCGCCTGACGAAGCGGTGTGCGTTATTGAATGTGACGTGAAGCGGAAAAGCTATTGTGAAACGGCGTTACTGCTGAATGTTTCCCCGGAAACGGTGAAGCGGTGCCGCAAGAGAGCGTATCAGAAATTTGCAGACGAAGAAAGAAGCCGCACCTGAAAAGGTGCGGCTTCTTTGTTTGCGCCCGGTAGGGGGGTGAACCGGGCGTATAAAAAGGGAAAGATGCCCGCCGGGAGTATTCCGGGGTGGCTGATTTTATTATACATCGTTTCTGCGGTATTGTACAAGTAAATATTTCGCAAATTAACGGCCTTTTTCTGACCTTTAACTGCCCCTTTGCGTGGGCAGTTTTTTGTTACGCTTATTGCAAGAAACGGAGGTGCTTGCATGGTCGAAAAGTTGGTGTCGTTGGGATTTACCCAGCAGATGGCGGAGGACATCATTTGGGCGTATCAGGATGACCTCCCGGGGCTGAAAGCCTATGTGCGGGTGATAGAAATAGTGGCGGCGCATGTATAGCTACTTCAACGAAAACCCACACGGGAAAAATGTGGGAGACTGCACCGTTCGGGCTATTTCAAAAGCCACCGGGAAAGAGTGGGGCGAAACGTACCTTGCTATGGCAGTGGAGGGGTATCTGGAAGGTGACATGCCATCCGCAAACGCCGTGTGGGGCGCGTATCTGCGGCGGATAGGCTACAAGCGGTACATGGTGCCGGATACTTGCCCGGATTGTTACACAGTTGGTAGGTTCGCCGATGAACACCCGGAAGGGACGTTTATCCTTGCGCTATCCTGGCACGTCGTGTGTGTTCAGGACGGCGTAATTTACGACAGCTGGAACAGCGAAAACGAAATTGTTTTGTATTACTGGCAAAAAGAAAGTGAGGCGTAACTATGGCATTTAACCCGTATTTCAACCCTTATTACCCGCAGCCAATGCAGGACAACCTTGCCCAGCTTCGGCAGCAGCAGATGCAGACCATGCCACCGCAGATACCGCAAATTCCACCCATGCAGAACCCGGTGGCGCAGGGCGGCGTACAGTGGGTAGCTGGTAGGCCGGAGGCGGAGAATTGGCTGATCGCGCCTAACTCCGCTATTGCGCTGTGGGACAGCACGGCTCCCGTAGTTTACTTGAAACAGGCCGATGCAAGCGGCAAGCCGACCCTCAAGACGTATGACCTTGTGGAACGCCTTGCAAGCGCTCCTGACGCGCAGAAAGCTCCCACCCCGGAATATGTGACCCGCAAAGAGTTCGACGCGCTGGCGGCGCTTGTGGGCGAAATAAAGGGCAAGAAGAAGCGCAAGGTGGAGGAGGAAGATGACGATGAGTAACAATCCGTTTTTCAATGCGTTAGGTGGCGGACAGATGCCGGGGTCGATGAGCGGCTTTCCTCAGCTTTTACAGCAGTTCAAGCAGTTCAAGGCAAGTTTTAAAGGCGACCCAAAAGCGGAAGTGGAGAAGATGCTGCAAAGCGGCAAAATCTCACAAGATCAGTTGAACAAGATACAGTCAATGGCAAACCAATTTCAGGGGCTTTTCAAGTAATCAAAATCGTGGCCACGGTTTGATATAAATATTTTTTCAAAAGGAGTGATACTATGTCTCTTTCCTCTGACGGCACCATGCTGACTATGCCTGTGGCTCCTGCCAACACCGGCAACGGTAACGGCTTCGGCTGGGGCGGCGATGGCGCGTGGTGGATCGTGCTGTTCCTCATTTTCGCCGCGTTTGGCGGCTGGGGTAACGGCTTCGGCTTCGGTGGCGGCGGCAACGGCGTGATGGACGGTTATGTTCTGACCTCTGATTTTGCCAATGTCGAGCGCAAGATCGACAGTGTAAATCAGGGACTTTGCGACGGATTTTACCAGCAGGCGCAGCTTGTCAACGGCACCAACATGGCGATGGCAAACGGCTTTGCACAGGCCGAGCTTTCCCGCAGCAACCAGCAGGCGGCGCTCATGCAGCAGCTCACCGCCATGCAGATGCAGAACCAGGAGTGCTGCTGCGAGAACCGGGCGGCTATCGCCCAGGTGCGGTACGACATGGCGACGCAGGCTTGCGATACCCGCAACACCGTGCAGAACACGACGCGGGACATCATTGATGCAATGAACTGCGGCTTCCGTAGCATCGATCAGCGTCTCACTGCGCAGGAGATCGCTGCGAAGGACGCGAAGATTGCTGAACAGAACCAGCGTCTTTTTGCTGCTGACCTCGCGGCCTCTCAGTCTGCTCAGACGCTTGATATGCGCAACTATGTTAGCGCACAGTTCGCGTATTACAATCCGCGCCCCGTTCCTTCGTTCAGCGTCCCTGCTCCATACCAGTACACCGGATGCGGCAATCAGTACAACTGCAATGGCTGCGGATGCTGACAACTGCATAGCATAGCTTTTTCCCCACATGGGGAAAATGGTCAGCCCCGTGCTGATACTGATACCAACGCGGCGGGGCAATAGCTCCGCCGCTTATTTTAACTGAGAAAGGAATGATTTTAATGGCAGAATTTACTTCTGCGGCAATTCAGACCGTTGCTGCTGGGCAGAACGTTCCCCTGACGGAAACTGCGGTCAACAACAAGCCGTGTATCGTGCATCGAGCCGGAGCAGGCATCGTAACTTTGCGCGGGTTGACAAACCAGTGCAAGGCACGTTTTCGCGTGGCTTTTGGCGGCAACATCGCTATCCCTACCGGCGGCACGGTGGGAGCTATTACCGCCGCGCTGGCTATCAACGGTGAACCGCTGACCAGTGCCGTGGCGACCGTTACACCCGCCGCCGTGGAAAACTATTTCAACATTTATGTCAGCGCCATTGTGGAGGTGCCGAAGGGCTGTTGCCTGACTGTGGCTATGGAGAACACCAGCACACAGGCAATCAATTTCGCTAACTCCAACTTGACCGTTGACCGCGTAAGCTGAAAGGAGTAAACTATGAGTATGAAAGCAATGTACGATTTGCGCGATATGCTTTGCAAGGAGCTTGACGAGATCGCCCACAAAGGCGAACTTGGCGCAGGTGATTTGGACATCGCGCATAAGCTGGTAAGCACCATCAAGAACATCGACAAAATTGGTCTGATGGAAGATGAAGGGTACAGCCGTGACGGCGATTATTCCCAGCGGCGTTACTCCCGCGACGGCAACTATTCCCAGCGCAGGTATTCCCGCGACAGCTACGGCGGCGGTAGCTCCTACGCACGACGTGGCACCCATTATGTGCGCGGGCATTATAGCCGCGACAGTGCGAAGGACGACATGAAGCGCCAGCTTCAGGAGATGCTGGACAATGCGGATGATGATACCATCCGCAACGCCATTCAGCGGTGCATGGATGCCGTGGAGGGCTGAGAGGGGGTAGTTCCCCTTGATCGACGAAAAAGAACTTAAAGCCTGGATAGCCAGACTGGAAACGGAACAGTCAAGCTGGCCGAACTACGAGAAGTTGGCCGCGCTGTACATTATACAAAACCAGCACGAAGGGCAGAGAACCCCTGCACCGGTGGCTATGTATTCCAGCGCACCGGCTCCTGATGTGGTAGACGGTGACAGTGACTTTATGCAAGCGGTATCATCCCGCGCGCCGGAACAGGCGTGGGCCATAGTGGACGAGTTGATGGATGCGCTGAAAGTAACCAACGCGCGAATGTATGATAACGTGATGCGAAAGATGCGAGGATAAAGTATCCCCCGCCTGTTTTGGCGGGGGTACTCTTATGTACTTAGTTTGCTGTAACCTAA